GGTCTGACGGCGCTTAGTGCTGAATTCACTATCGGCGAAGGTGAGTTGATGGCTCATGATGTCCCTCTGGGATGCGCTCCGGATGAATATGATGATCTCATATCAGGAACTTGTTCGCACCTTCCTTAGCTTTTTTTTATCAATAGATTAAGCTAACTTAAGTCTTTTTAGGAAAAAATATTTTTTCGTGATGAGGTAGAAAGATGTCTTTTCTTGATATAAAAAAAATGAGTAAAGAGAGGTTTAATGCTTTTGTTGATTGGACCAGAATGCCAAATACTGAACTTTTAGGTTATGAGTTTGAGTGGTACTGTAGTCCGAGAGAGTTCCTGCTAGGGGCACTATTATTGGATCAAATCGATGAAGATTATAGCGGTATTGTTTTAGCAAGAGACTTAAGTGGGAGATATAGATGTATTGACCTATTTACTAGTGTTTCAGAAATGAATTCTGCACGAGCAAAACTAAAGAAATTAATGCGGAAGCATACTAAATTAAACGTAAAAGTATTTCCACAAGGTGATGAAACTTATAAAGCAATGGATTTATTCACACCTATAGTTACACTAGATAAACTTCATCATCATTTTTCATTATTTGGTAAATACGCGAACTGGTCGCCTGCAACAGGGATAATCAAGGAAATGATGAATCATTTTGAGGATGTCGACGGGAATTTTATAGAGCAGTTTCAGACAACAGGTTTTGATGCCCGGCTATGGGAGTTATATCTTTTCGCATATTTACGAGAGGAACACTTTTGGCTAGATAGGCAGTTTAATGCCCCTGATTATGTGGCACGTAAGTATGGTAATACTATTTGCATTGAAGCTGTAACGGTTAATCCAACAGGGAATGATATTAATCAATCATCTGAAATGCTATCTGAACCTAAAAGTAAGGAAGAATTGCTAGAGAAAATAGAGAATTATATGCCGATTAAATTTGGAAGTTCTCTCTATTCTAAACTGAAAAAGAAAACTCGATACTGGGATCTAGAACATGTTAAGGGGAATCCTTTAATTTTCGCAATTGCTGATTTTCATGAACCAAACTCTATGATTTGGTCCCATAGTGCACTTTGGCAGTATCTTTATGGTATTCGCTATGAGCATGTTAAATCTGAAGATGGATGTTACAGTTTAGCAACTAAGAAAATTATATCGCATCAATTTGAGAAAAAGGAAATTCCTTCAGGCTTTTTCTTCTTGGATGAGTCTGAAAATATTTCGGCCGTCCTTAGTTCTAATAGTGGTACTATATCGAAGTTTAATCGGATGGGAAAACTGGCTGGTTTTGGAAGAAGTGACCTTAGATTATTTAGGAGTGGTTACTGCCATGATCATGACCCAGAGGCATTATATCCAGCAGCATTTAGTTTTGAAGTGAAAGAAGGCGATATTACAGAAACATGGGCAGAAGGTTTAAATATGTATCATAATCCTAATGCTAAATATCCTGTAGATCCTGATTTATTTCCTTCAATAGCACATCATTTTCTTGAAAATGGAGAGGTTAAAAGTATAGTGCCTGACTTTCATCCGTATACATCTATTACCATAAATGTCTTAACTCAAAATAATAAAAAACAAAAAATCAGAGTAGATGAGTAATTAATTAGGTTTATTCTTGTTAACCACCTCATAGAGGTGGTTATTAATTAGTCTAGGGATAGTTGATATTCTTTGAATGTAATAATATTATTTTTTAGCCATAAATTTAATTCTTCGAAACGTTTTTGCAAAGGTATTAATTCATTACGAACAAATACCCGACTTGCCTTCTCCACATCCCCAAACCCCCCAACATTATTCGGCAAAATTCCCATCATCTGAGGCGGTACGCGGTGTGCAGCCATCATGTCGTCTCGGCTCACGTTCTTGATGTTCAGAAATTCATCTTTCGCTGCGACTTCTGACAACGGGATGATCTGAAGCCCGTCCTTTTTGCCGTTAGGCGAGTACATAAACAGGTTGCGGAAGTTGCCAGGGCCTTTGGCGCTTTTCATCGCGTTGCGGAGGTTGTTCACATCTTCCTGGTTCTGCGCGGCGTCGGTCATATACATGATGAAGCCTGCATGACTGCCGTTAATGTAATACTTGCGGCGGAACAGCGTGGCAGACTCGTTGAGCAGGGCGGATGGAATAGCAGAAAGATAACCGGGCAGGCCGTAGATCTCCTGGTTGATGTCCGGTTCCATCAGATGAAAGATGCTGCCTTTCGTGAACTGATATGGCTGCGTGGTCATACCGTATTGCACAAACCAGTAGGTATCCAGGTCTAACCCGCGTCGGGTGTATTTTGCCAAGGCAGGTTCAAGGGCGATAACTTCACCGAAGCGGTTCGTGCGTTTCTCCAGGTAGGCGTTACCAAATACCAGATAGTCCTGCACAAAACGCGAAAAAGCCTGCTGGCTGAGCAGCGGGTGAGGGATGTAGGTGCTGGTCAGAATGTTGCACTTTACTGCAATCGGGGAACTATGATGAACGGCAGCGCGGAAGGTGCGCGCCAGTCCGTCAAAGCTGACGGGCGGCTCATACCAGCGGTCCATCTGTACGCATTCCACATAATCCAGCAGTTCTCGGCGGTCCAGAACAGGAACGGGATCGCCGAAGCTGAATGCTTCGGCTGTAGTTTGACTTTTAAGCTGGATCTGTTTCGTCGCCGCAGCGCGGTTCTTCTTACTCTTTCCCATCAAAAAATCTCCACAATATTGCTGGTATTGGCGGATTCGCCCTGCAGCGGTTCGTTAAACAGTGCGTGCATCGTTGCCCAGGCCAGATCGGCGTGGCTGGCTTCTTCGCTGCGGCTGGCTTCATAGGTCGGGCGGTTGCCACTGGCGGTGGTGGCTCGACGGATTGCCATAAAGGACTGCGCTATGTCGGTGTGTCCGGCGTCAAACTCCAGACGGCGGTGGCTGATAATGTCGTAGGCCTTGAGTACCAGGGCGTTTTTAACGTTGGGGTTGTAGACAAACTCCCGGACGGCAGGAAAAAACGCTTTCACGTTCTCGTAAACCCCGTGACCAACGCCGGTTGAGTCGATACCGATATAGGTCACGTTGTACTGTTCGGTCAGTTTTTTGATGGCGTCAGCCTGGGCGCGGAAGTCCATTCCGCGCCACTGGTGACGCTCAAGAATGCGGAACTTACCGCCCGGCACGGCTGGCGGCGCCACCACCACGCATCCGGCGCTGTCGCCGTTCTGCGTACCTTTCGCCGGGTCATATCCGATCCACACTTCGCGCCAGCCAAACGGGCGCAGGGCCAGTGCATGAAAGTCGGTCCAGACTTCCCAACTGTCCACCATGCACGCCTGCAGCTCGCTGAGTGGGAACACAGACGCGAGATCGTCCACGAACTCACACATCAGCAGGTTCTGGTATTCGTCCGGGCTGTACTCCATGCGCAACTGGTCGAGGTCGAACAGGTTACAGCCGCCGCGCACCGCATCTTCCACAGTGACTATCTGGCGGTACTGCCCGTCTGCGCACAGCAGGCCGGGGGCCAGATTGCTGTGGGACAGGTCGATGTCCACCTTATCGGCTTTGTTGCGCCCTCGGTTGAACAGCGCACCGGACCAGAACGGATAAGCACTGTGTGTCAGGCTGGATGGCGTGGAAAAATAGGTTTGTCGCCATTTTTTGTGAATAGCCATACCGGAAGCCACTTTGCGCAGCTCCTGGAATTTCGGTATCCAGAAATATTCATCCAGATACAGGTTGCCGTGGTAACTCTGGGCCGTGCGGGCATTGGTGCCGAGGAAGTACAGCGTGGCCCCGTTAGGAAGCACCATCGGATCGCCTTTCAGCTCCACCTCCACTTCTTTGGCGAAGTCGATGATGTACTGCTTAAAGACGTGGGCCTGAGCCTTGCTGGCGGAAAGGAAAATCTGGTTACGCCCGGTTAGCAGGGCGTCAATCAGGGCTTCACGGGCAAAATAGAAGGTCGCGCCGATCTGGCGTGACTTCAGCAGGTTGCGGATGCGGTTGGTTTTTCCGGCTTCCCACCAGTGGCGCTGGTAGTTGAACATGGAGGAATGGAAGATTTCTTCCAGCTTCTCAATCTGTTCATCGGTGAAAACGTTCTTTTCCGGCTGACGGCGCGGGCCTTTGTTGCGGTTGGCGACGTTAGGGTTTAAGTCGGCTTCGTTGCCGCCATTGTTAAACTTGCCGATCCGCGCATGGCGCTCCGACTGGCGCGCCAGCAGGTCAATCTCTTTGAAATCTTTCCCTTCTTTGTGCTCCTTCATAATGAGCTGGCAGTAGCGTGCGGCGGTGGTGAGCTGCATCTGATCCAGCGGCCCATAGTCACCCCACTTGTCGCGTTTTTTCCAGCTGTGAACGGTTGCAACTTTCTCGCCCAGCATTTCAGCAATGCGGGCTACGCGGTATCCCTGAAAGTACAGCAGCATGGCCTGCCGACGGGGATCGAGATCTGCGGGTGTCAGTGTGGTGTTCATGGCACAAACCTACAGCCTTGAATGAAGGCTTTCCCCGCCTGCGGTTTGTGTGGTTGTCGGTACAAATACCGCGCATTGTTTCACTGCCCCCATCACCGCAACCATAAGGCTCCAGTAAGTTTTTTCTAACGGAGCACGGCTCATGACAGTGAAAGCAAAGCGTTTTCGCATCGGGGTGGAAGGTGCCACCACCGACGGACGCGAAATCCAGCGTGAATGGCTGGAACAGATGGCAGCCAGCTACAACCCGGCGGTGTATACCGCGCTGATTAACCTTGAGCACATCAAGTCTTATCTGCCGGACAGCACCTTTAACCGCTACGGCAAGGTGACGGCGCTGTTTGCTGAAGAAATCACGGAAGGTCCGCTGGCAGGCAAGATGGCGCTGTATGCCGACGTTGAGCCAACGGAGTCCCTGGTGGAACTGGTGAAAAAAGGCCAGAAATTATTCACCTCTATGGAAGTCAGCCCGAAGTTCGCTGATACGGGCAAAGCCTATCTGGTCGGCCTGGCGGCCACTGATGACCCTGCCAGTCTGGGTACGGAAATGCTGACATTCAGCGCCAGTGCAGCCCATAACCCGCTGGCAAACCGCAAGCAGAATCCTGCCAATCTCTTTACCGCTGCAGAGGAAACGGTGATCGAACTGGAAGAAATCCAGGACGACAAACCGTCCCTGTTTGCCCGCGTCACGGCGCTGTTTACCAAAAAAGAGCAGTCCGATGACGCCCGGTTCTCTGATGTGCATAAGGCCGTGGAGCTGGTCGCCACTGAGCAGCAGAACCTGAGCGCACGCACCGAAAAATCCCTGTCTGAGCAGGAAGAACGCCTGTCTGAGCTGGAGACTGCCCTGCAGGCACAGCAAACCGCCTTTAACGAACTGGTGGACAAGCTGAGTCATGAAGACAGTCGCCAGGACTACCGCCAGCGTGCAACAGGCGGTAACGCCCCCGCTGACACTCTGACCAATTGCTGATGGAGCACAAAACCCGATGAAGAAGAATACCCGCTTTGCTTTTAACGCTTACCTGCAGCAGCTGGCGCGTCTGAACGGTGTGGCAGTTGAAGAACTGTCCAGCAAGTTCACCGTGGAGCCGTCTGTGCAGCAGACGCTGGAAGACCAGATCCAGCAGTCCGCCGCTTTCCTGACGCTGATTAACGTCACGCCAGTGACTGAGCAGTCCGGTCAGCTGCTGGGGCTGGGAGTTGGCAGCACCATTGCCGGAACCACTGACACCACCGCGAAAGAGCGTGAACCTGTCGATCCGACGCTGATGGTCGATGTGGAATATAAATGCGAGCAGACCAACTTTGACACGGTGCTGACCTACGCGAAGCTGGACCTGTGGGCGAAGTTTCAGGATTTCCAGGTGCGCATCCGTGACGCCATCGTGAAACGTCAGGCTCTGGACCGCATCATGATCGGCTTTAACGGCGTGAAGCGTGCGAAAACCTCCAACCGTAGCGAAAACCCGCTGCTGCAGGATGTGAACAAAGGCTGGCTGCAGAAAATCCGTGAAGATGCACCGGATCACGTCATGGGCAGCACCACCACGGGCGGTGAAACCACACCGGGTGCGGTGAAAGTCGGGAAAGGTGGCGAATATGCCAACCTGGACGCCGTGGTGATGGATGCCGTCAATGAGCTTATCGATGTGGTCTACCAGGACGATGACGATCTGGTGGTGATTTGCGGTCGTGAACTGCTGTCTGACAAGTATTTCCCGCTGGTCAACAAAGAGCAGGAAAACAGTGAAAAACTGGCTGCCGATATGATCATCAGTCAGAAACGCATGGGTGGCCTGCAGGCCGTGCGTGCGCCGTTCTTCCCGCCGAATGCACTGCTGATCACCCGTCTGGATAACCTGTCCATCTACTGGCAGGAAGACACCCGCCGCCGCTCAGTTATCGACAACCCGAAACGTGACCGGATTGAAAACTTTGAATCCGTTAACGAAGCCTATGTGGTTGAGGACTACCGCTGCGCCGCACTGGTGGAAAACATCCAGATTGGCGACTTCAGCGCCGCAGCAGCAGAAACCGGAGCGTAATTCATGAGCCTGAGTCCCGCACGGCAGCATCGCCTGCGCGTTCAGGCTGAACAGGCCGCCCGCGAGGGCGGCAGCGTTCGCCACGCGTCGGGCTATGACCTGATGCTGCTGCAACTGGCGGAAGACCGCCGCCGTCTCAAGGGCGTTCAGTCCACGGTCAAAAAAGCGGAAATCAAGGTGGAGCTGCTGCCGAAGTACGCCGCCTGGGCGGAGGGTGTCCTGGCTGCCGGAGGCGCTCAACAGGATGACGTGCTGATGTACGTGATGCTGTGGCGCATTGATGCCGGAGATTATGCCGGGGCGCTGGAGATCGGGCGTCACGCCCTGCGTCATGGCTGGGTGATGCCGTTAGGTAACCGCAACGTGCAGACCGTGCTGGCAGAGGAAATGGCAGATGCAGCCCAGAGCGCAATGCTTGCCGCCACCGGCTTTGATGCCGATCTGTTGCTGCAGACCCTGGAGCTGACAGACGGTATGGATATGCCGGACCAGTCACGGGCGCGTCTGCATAAAGCGATTGGCGCTGTCCTGAGTGAAAGAAATCCGGCGTCTGCCCTTAATCATCTCAACCATGCGTTACAGCTCGATCCCCGCTGTGGCGTGAAAAAAGACAAACAGCAGCTGGAGCGCAGACTGCGCAATGACAGCCGCTGACAGAACGTGCCCCCGCGCACGGGCGGCACGGGGTGGCGAAAGGCACTGCCACATCAAAACCCCGTCCACCGCCCTCTATTTCAGGAGAAAGCAGCATGAAGTTTGTTGCGCCAGAACAGGCACCGGAACAGGCGGAAATCATCAGGAATACGCCGTTCTGGCCTGATGTGGACCTGTCGGAGTTTCGCAGTGTGATGCGCACTGACGGCACGGTGACGCAGCCGCGTTTAAAACAGGTTGCCCTGTCGGCAATTTCGGAGGTCAACGCAGAGCTGTATGAGTTTCGCAGACGCCAGCAGATGCTGGGGTATGCCTCGCTGGCAGAAGTCCCGGCGGAACAACTGGACGGCAAAAGCGAGCGCATTCAGCACTATTTCAACGCGGTTTACTGCTGGGCACGCGCCATGCTCAACGAACGTTACCAGGACTATGACGCCACGGCATCCGGTGCGAAGCGAGGCGAGGAACTGGCGGAAGCAAGCGGTGATTTATGGCGTGACGCCCGCTGGGCCATCCGCCGGGTGCAGGATGCGCCGCACTGCACAGTGGAGCTTATCTGATGAAAGTGCGTGCGCATCAGTATGACACGGTGGACGCGCTTTGCTGGCGTCATTACGGGCGCACGCAGGGTGTCACGGAGCAGGTACTGAAGGCAAATCCGGGGCTTGCCGAATATGGCCCCTTTTTACCTCACGGGCTGCAGGTGGAGCTGCCGGACATTCCGACCACCACCACCGTGCAGACCGTCCAGCTATGGGACTGAATTATGACGCTTGAGCGAATCAGCGCCTTTATCACGTATTGCATCGCCGTCGTGCTGGCCTGGCTGGGCGATTTGTCCATCAAGGATGCCTCAACGCTGGGCGGCCTGATGATTGGTGTGCTGATGCTGGCTATCAACTGGTACTACAAACACAAAGCCTACCAGCTTCTGCGCGACGGGCAGATCTCGCGGGAGGACTATGAATCCATCAATCGTTAAACGCTGCCTTGTCGGGGCCGTGCTGGCTATTGCTGCCACGCTGCCGGGTTTTCAGCAGCTTCACACCTCCGTGGAGGGGCTGAAACTGATTGCCGATTACGAAGGTTGTCGTCTGCAGCCGTATCAGTGCAGCGCGGGTGTCTGGACCGACGGCATTGGTAATACGTCAGGCGTCATTCCCGGCAAAACCATTACGGAGCGACAGGCAGCAGAAGGGCTGATCTCCAACGTGCTGCGTGTCGAGCGGGCGCTGGAAAGGTGTGTGAAGCAACTGCCGCCGCAGAAGGTGTATGACGCTGCGGTGTCGTTTGCCTTCAACGTGGGAACAGGCAATGCCTGCAGTTCCACGCTGGTGAATTTACTCAATCAGCGGCGCTGGGCAGATGCGTGCCGACAGTTGCCGCGCTGGGTTTATGTGAAAGGTGTTTTTAATCAGGGGCTGGATAACCGCCGTGCGCGGGAGATGGCCTGGTGTTTACAGGGAGCAAACTGAAATGAAAAAGAAATTAATCAGCGGACTGTTTCTGATGTTATGGATGGCGCTGTTAATCGCAGCAATGGTGTATCCGCAGGGGATTTTTCCGGTACTGGCAGCGTCCGGCGTTTGGGTAGCCTGTTTGCTGACATGGGCGGTAATTCCGGTAGCACTGGCTGCGTTAATTAAGAATGGCCCGCTCTGGCAGGAGTTAAGGGCATCTTTGCTGAAGACAATTACCCGAAAAGAAAACGTATTTACCAGTTGGGTGATGCGATTGCTGATTGTTGTAAGTCTCGCCTGGACGGGGTGGGCTATTACCCTGGTCTTTTATCTACTGACCGTTATTGCCTTCTGGATCACCCGTAATCAGATGGCGCAACAGGTAGCAGCATGAACCGGTTGCTGCTGGTTGTGCTGACGTTATTACTGGCGGCGCTGGGCTGGCAGACGTGGCGGCTGGCTGATGCCAGCCAGACCATCAGCACGCAGGCAGACGAGCTGCAGAGCAAAAGCCAGGCACTGGCAAAGAGCAATAGCCAGCTTATCAGCCTGTCCATTCTGACTGAAACCAATAACCGGGAGCAGGCGCGGCTCTATGCCGAAGCAGAACAGACCAGCACGCTGCTGAGACAACGACAACACCGGATCGAGGAACTGAAACGTGAGAACGAGGATTTACGCCGCTGGGCTGATACTCCTTTGCCTGCTGACATTATCCGGCTGCGGAAACGTCCGGCACTCACCGGAGGTATGGCTTACCGTCAGTGGTTGTCCGCGAGTGACGCCGTGTCGGCTGGATCAGGCAACGCCGCGCACTAACGGTGATCTGAACGCATTGCTGGATGAAACGGAGGCCGCCTGGGCGGTCTGTGCAGACAAAGTGGACATGATTATTGCATGTCAGGAGCGAAACAGTGAACAAACCACAATCCCTGCGCCACGCCCTCAATAAAGCAGTGCCTTATGTCCGTAATAACCCGGACAAACTGCATCTGTTTGTGGATAACGGTTCGCTGGTTGCCACGGGGGCCAACTCCATGTCATGGGAGTACCGCTACACCCTGAACGTGGTGATTGAGGATTTCAGCGGCGACCAGAATCTGCTGATGGCCCCGGTTTTGCTGTGGCTGCGGGATAACCAGCCCGATGCCATCAATAACCCGGCGTTACGGGAAAAGCTATTCACCTTTGATGTGGATATTTTGCGCAACGATGTCTGTGATATCAGCCTTAACCTGCAACTGACGGAACGTGTGCTGGTCAGCACTGACGGCAGTGTGTCGAGCGTTGAAGCTGTAGCAGAACCCGATGAACCTGAAGAAATGTGGACGGTGAAACGTGGCTGAACTGCAGAAGGTGGACGACTGGCTGAGTGCCTTGCTGGCGAATCTGGAACCAGCCACGAGAAGCCGCATGATGCGCCAGCTGGCGCAGGAACTGCGCCGGACACAGCAGCAGAATATCAGGATGCAGCGCAATCCAGATGGCAGCAGTTATGAACCGCGCAGGGTAACAGCACGCAGCAAGAAGGGGCGCATCAAACGTCAGATGTTTGCAAAGCTGCGCACCACAAAATACCTGAAAACTGCCGCCAGCGCCGACTCTGCCAGCGTGCAGTTTGAAGGTAAGGTGCAGCGCATTGCCCGTGTTCACCATTACGGCCTGCGAGATCGCGTCAGTCGTAAGGGACCGGAGGTGCGTTACGCAGAGCGTCGCCTTCTGGGTGTAAATGATGATGTTGAGGCAATGACCCGCGACATGATTCTGCAATGGCTGGCGGGGTGATCTTTGTATCAGCACTGATACAAGTTGCAGCACTGCCGCCTTTCTTCCCCTGATGGCAACCTTTCCCTATGAACGCACAATTAACCGAAATCATGCGCCTTATCACCAACCTGATCCGCACAGGGGTAGTCACCGAAGTGGACAGGGAAAACTGGCTTTGCCGGGTGAAAACGGGCGAGCTTGAAACCAACTGGATCAGCTGGCTGACGCTGCGTGCCGGGAATGCCCGTACATGGTGGCGACCATCGGAAGGTGAGCAGGTGGTGCTGCTGAGTCTGGGCGGCAATCTGGAAACCGCCTTTGCGCTGCCCGCTGTCTATTCGAATCAGTTCGCACCACCGTCGACGTCGGCGGACGCCTGCGTGACAGAACATCCTGACGGTGGCTGGTTTGAATACGAACCCGCCACCGGGCGCTGGTATGTCAGGGGCATCAAATCAATGGTCATTGAGGCTGCTGACAACATCACCATGAAAACCAGTGAGTTTGTACTGGAGGCTGACCGCACGCGCATTAACAGCGAAGTGGTGATCAATGGTGGCGTTACCCAGGGCGGCGGAGCGATGAGTTCTAACGGGATCGTGGTTGATGCGCATCAGCATACTGGCGTCCTGAAAGGCGGCGATACAACCGGAGGCCCGGTATGACGCTTTATAGCGGGATGAACAATACCAGCGGCAAAGTCATTACTGATATTGATCATCTGCGCCAGTCGGTGCGGGACATTCTGCTGACACCGCAGGGTAGCCGTATTGCCCGCCGGGAATATGGTTCCCTGCTGTCGGCACTGATAGATCAGCCACAAAATCCGGCATTACGCCTGCAGGTCATGTCGGCAGTGTATGTGGCGCTGAGTCGCTGGGAGCCACGGTTGACGCTGGATTCCATCACCATCAACAGCAATTTTGACGGTTCAATGGTGGTGGAGCTGACCGGGCGGCGGAATAACGGTGTGCCTGTGTCCCTTTCCGTATCAACAGGAGCAGAGAATGGCAGTGATTGACCTTTCGCAGTTGCCTGCACCGCAGATTGTGGATGTGCCGGACTTTGAGACGCTGCTTGCCGAACGCAAGGCAGAATTTGTGGCGCTTCATCCGAAAGATGAGCAGGAAGCAGTGATCCGCACGCTGGAACTGGAATCTGAACCCGCCACTAAATTGTTGCAGGAGAACGCTTACCGTGAGTTGCTTCTGCGCCAGCGCATTAACGAAGCCGCGCAGGCGGTGATGGTGGCTTACGCGATGGGTGGCGATCTTGACCAGCTCGCTGCCAACTACAACGTGACACGCCTGACGGTGACGCCTGCTGATAATGATGCTGTGCCGCCCGTTGCAGCTGTGATGGAAAGCGATGAAGCGTTGCGCCTGCGTGTGCCTGCAGCCTTTGAAGGGCTTTCTGTTGCGGGGCCAACTGCAGCTTATGAATTTCATGCCCGAAGCGCCGACGGTCGGGTGGCGGATGCCAGTGCAACCAGCCCGGCACCTGCAGAGGTGGTACTGACTGTCCTTAGCCGCGAAGGCGATGGAACTGCAGAAAAAGACCTGCTGGACGTGGTGGAAAAAGCTCTGAACAGTGAGAACGTCCGCCCGGTGGCTGACCGTCTTACGGTTCGCAGCGCAGAAATCATCCCGTATCGCGTGGAAGCCACCATTTTTCTCTATCCGGGACCGGAAGCAGAGCCGGTAATGGCAGCGGCAAAAGCCAGTCTGCAGAAGTACATTGCCAGCCAGACGAGGCTTGGTCGGGATATTCGCCGTAGCGCCATCTTTGCTGCTCTGCATGTTGAGGGTGTTCAACGTGTGGAACTGGCTTCTCCGCTGGCGGATGTGGTCCTGAACAAAACACAGGCGGCATCATGTACGCAGTGGAGCGTAACCAACGGAGGAACGGATGAATAGTCTGCTGCCACCGGGTTCAACTTCACTGGAGCGCCGACTGGCGCAAACCTGTAGCGGGATTTCTGATTTGCAGGTGCCGCTGCGTGACTTGTGGAATCCGGCTACCTGTCCGGTCAGCTTCCTGCCTTATCTCGCCTGGGCGTTCTCTGTGGATCGCTGGGACGAGGGCTGGACAGAAAGCGTCAAACGCCAGGTAGTGAAGGATGCTTTTTATATTCATCAGCATAAAGGAACCACCAGTGCCGTGCGGCGGGTGGTGGAACCGTTCGGATTCCTGATCCGCATTATTGAGTGGTGGCAGACCGGAGAAACACCGGGCACGTTTCGCCTGGACATTGGCGTGCAGGATCAGGGCATCACTGAAGATACCTATCTGGAACTTGAGCGGCTGATAAGCGATGCCAAACCATGTAGCCGTCACATGATCGGCATGTCCATCAATCTGCAGACCAGCGGTCCGCATTGGGTTGGGGCCGCCAGCTATCTTGGCGAAGAAATCACGATCTATCCGTATATCAACGAAACAATTATTTCCGGCGGCACCGCGCATGAAGGCGGGGCGGTCCATGTTATTGACACAATGAGAGTGAATCCATGAGCACAAAATTTTATACCCTGCTGACGGATATTGGCGCGGCGAAACTTGCCAGCGCCGCCGCGCTCGGTGTGCCGCTAAAAATTACCCATATGGCGGTGGGCGATGGCGGCGGAGCATTGCCGACGCCGGACGCAAAGCAGACTGCACTGGTAAATGAGAAACGCCGGGCTGCGCTGAATATGCTCTATATCGACCCGCAGAACAGCAGCCAGATTATTGCTGAACAGGTGATCCCTGAAAACGAGGGCGGTTGGTGGATACGTGAAGTGGGCCTGTTTGATGAGTCAGGGGCATTGATTGCCGTGGGCAACTGCCCGGAAAGCTATAAACCGCAACTGGCTGAAGGCAGCGGGCGTACCCAGACCGTACGGATGGTGCTGATTACCAGCAGTACCGATAATATCACACTGAAAATTGACCCTTCAGTGGTGCTGGCAACCCGCAAGTATGTGGATGACAAGGTGCTTGAGCTTAAGGTGTATGTGGATGACCTGATGGCAAAGCATCTTGCTGCTGCAGATCCTCATACGCAGTATGCGCCCAAAGACAGCCCAACATTGACTGGCACGCCGAAAACGCCAACAGCACCGGCGGGAACTAACACGACTCAGATTGCTAGCACGGCATTTGTGCAGGCGGTGGTCACTGCGCTAAATAACGCACTGGCGTTGAAAGCTCCACTGGCAAGTCCGGCCCTGACCGGAACGCCGACGGCTCCGACTGCAGCGCAGACGGCGAACAATACGCAGATTGCCACCACGGCATTTGTGAAAGCGGCAGTTGCCGAGATGGTCGGTTCATCGCCGGAGGCGCTGGATACGTTAAATGAATTGGCTGCTGCGCTGGGGAATGATCCTAACTTTGCGACAACAGTAATGAGTGCGCTGGCGGGAAAAATGAACAAAGCAGCTAATGGCGCTGATATTGCCGATGTTTCTGCTTTTCTAAAAAACCTTCATCTTGGGGAGGGCAGTGCGTTGCCAGTCGGTGTTCCTGTTCCGTGGCCTACTGCAATACCGCCGGAAGGTTGGTTGAAGTGTAATGGAGCATCATTCAGTTCCTCGCAATATCCGAAACTGGCGCAGGTTTATCCGTCATTAAAATTACCAGATCTACGCAGTGAGTTTATTCGCGGCTGGGACGATGGGCGTGGCGTAGACGCTGGACGTCAGGTTCTAACGTCTCAGACTGATGCTATGCAGCCGATTATCGGCTCCATTGGCTATGGTACAAACGGTATGTTTACTTATGCTGATGGAGCTTTTACGGGTATAGATCGTGAAAGCGGAGACGGTATTGTTACACAGGCAACAAGCATCTCACAATATAAACAGGCTCACTTAGATTCAAGTACGATAACACGAACAGCGGCAGAAACACGTCCACGGAATATTTCATTTAATTACATTGTGAGAGCAGCATAATGACAGAAGCGAAACTAAATAATGAGTTTATAGCTGTGGAATCTGGCAATATAACGGTGTTTAACTTTGATATTGAAACTCGTGAATATCTTTCTTCTAGTGTTGAATTTCTTGCTGTAGGGGTTGGGATTCCTGCTAATTCATGCATTGATATGCCGGGTAAAAGTAAAAAAGGGTTAACCATTTGCCGGACTAAGGATCTTACCGCGTGGGAATATATTGCTGATCATCGAGGTGAGACTGTTTACAGCACCGAAACTGGCAAAAAAATAGCTGTAACAGTGCTCGGCGATTACCCAGAAAAAACTACGAAACTACCTCCTGCTACACCATACGATAAGTGGAACGGTAGTGCATGGGTGACAGATACCGAGATGCAGCACGAGGTTGACGTGGAAACTGCTGATCAGAAGAAAGCGGAGCTTCTGGCAAAGGCTCAGCTAACAATCAATCTATGGCAGACAGAACTACAATTAGGAATTATCAGTGATGAAGATAAAGTCAGACTAATCACCTGGATGAATTACATCAAAGCGGTGCAGTTGGTAGACACGTCAACTGCGCCAGATATAACGTGGCCGAGGAAGCCCGAGTGACTGAGAATTAAATGGTTAGTATCATCCTCCCCCACACTGCCTATATGGTATGAATACGAGGGGGAGGCTGTTTGTTGTCTGTTTCTGTGATAATATTAGATTCCCGTTTTTTAATAAAAAAATCAATATGAAAGAGAATAAAATACGTTCTGCCGATGGCGTGAGAGGTTTCGCTTTGATGATTGTTGTGGTGATGCATTCTACGGGACTATTCTTTCCCTCACTTCATGATCATCTCGGAGGTACGGGGCAGCCCGGTGTTTGGTTGTTTTTTGTTCTTAGCGCCTTTTTGTTGACACATAAATTTATTAATTCTGGTTTTTCGTTTTTGAATGTGTTGAGTTATCTTTTAGGGCGAACAATAAGGATATTACCGATTTTTTATATTGCAGTATTAATTTATTACCTTATGGGATTTTATGATTTAGAGAAAATGAAATCGATAATTTCATTTGATAGTACTTACATCCATCTCTGGACTATTCCGATAGAATTCAAGTTTTACTTTTTGTTGCCGATTGTGGTTTATCTCGCATCTAGTATCCAGAAAGTTGCAGGTAGAAAATATTCTTTGTTGTTTTTGATATTGTTAACCTTAGCGTTCGCTTTTATATACCCTTATACGGATGACGAAATCAACGGTAGGCTACCGTATTACATTCCTGTTTTTATGTATGGAATTATAATTGCGTTTATGTATAACTATTTTCAAATTAAAATATCATCTCTCGTTAGTGATGGGGTGTCAATTGCGATTATATTAATATTTATAATGTTGACCCCTCCTTTTCAGGGGGCTAATGGTTGGCTGGGTAATAAATTTGTGGTATTGGGGCCATTTATTGCTCTCTTTGTATATCTGCAAGTAAATTCCAGTGGGTATGTAAGCGCGGTTTTATCTTCAAAAATCATGGCGGATTTGGGGAAATATAGTTTTTCAATTTATTTGTTTCATATAATGATAATTTTTATTGTTTATCCTAAATTTTTGGATAATGTTACTGCATACTTAGTTACTATAGCTTTATGTATTGGCGGTGGGGCTATTGCCTATCATTGCATTGAATCTCCCTTGGAATCGTTCAGACATAAGCTTATGAAAAGAATAACGCAGGCTTATCAGAATCAAAATATTTAAGTAAAAGCAAAAAAGGCTCTCGTCAACCGACGAAGCCTTTTAAAACGAGTATTAATTCCCGTCCTGTAAAGTGCCCCCTATCCCAGAACAACGTTTTTAGTTATCAACGCCGTTCCGAAAATTTCCTGCGACGTTGTGTGATTAACCGTACAACGCACATCAGCTGTCTGCATGGCGTAATCAATACAACATAGGGCGAAGCCTAATCCAATCAGGAGGTTCGCCACTATGGCTCAGGATTACCACCACGGGGTGCGCGTTGTTGAAGTCAACGAAGGCACCCGATCCATTACCACGGTGAGCACCGCCATCGTGGGTATGGTCTGCACGGGCGATGATGCCGATGCAAAAATGTTTCCTCTTAATAAACCTGTACTGATCACTGACGTGCTGACTGCCAGCGGTAAAGCGGGTGAGTCCGGCACGCTGGCCCGTTCGCTGGATGCCATCGCTGACCAGGCAAAACCCGTGACCGTTGTTGTGCGTGTGCCGCAGGGTGAAACGGAAGAAGAAACCACGACCAATATCATCGGCGCAGTGACTGCTGAAGGTAAAAAAACAGGCATGAAAGCCCTGTTATCTGCCCAGACACAGCTCGGCGTTAAACCGCGCATTCTCGGCGTGCCAGGTCACGATAACAAAGCCGTTGCTACTGAGTTGCTGAGTGTGGCGCAAAGCCTGCGTGGGTTTGCCTACCTGTCAGCGTATGGCTGCAAGACGGTACAGGAGGCGATCACTTACCGTGAAAATTTCAGCCAGCGCGAAGGAATGCTGATCTGGCCTGACTTTACTGGCTGGGACACGGTGCTGAATGCCGAAGCAACGGCATATGCCACCGCCCGTGCGCTTGGTCTGCGTGCCAAAATTGATGAGCAGACCGGGTGGCACAAAAGCCTGTCCAACGTGGGCGTGAACGGTGTCACCGGAATTTCTGCAGATGTGTTCTGGGATCTGCAGGACCCGGCAACCGATGCAGGTCTGCTGAACCAGAACGACGTCACCACACTTGTGCGTAAAGACGGTTTCCGCTTCTGGGGTTCCCGCTGCCTGAGTGATGACCCGCTCTTTGCCTTCGAAAACTACACCCGCACGGCGCAGGTGCTGATGGACACGATGGCAGAAGCACACATGTGGGCGGTGGATAAACCGCTTAACCCGTCGCTGGCCCGCGACATTATCGAAGGTATCCGCGCCAAAATGCGCAGCCTGGTCAGTCAAGGCTATCTCATTGGTGGTGATTGCTGGCTGGATGAGTCGGTGAACGACAAAGACACGCTGAAAGCCGGAAAACTCACCATCGACTATGACTACACGCCAGTGCCGCCACTTGAAAATCTGATGCTGCGCCAGCGCATCACCGATCAGTACCTGGTGAATTTTGCCAGCCAGGTCAGCGCGTAAGGGGACAACATGGCTTTACCACGCAAATTAAAACACCTGAACCTGTTTAACGACGGGAACAACTGGCAGGGGATCGTTGAGTCGCTGACGCTGCCGAAATTCACCCGCAAATATGAGAAGTATCGCGGTGGCGGAATGCCGGGGGCGGTGGATGTGGATCTGGGACTGGATGACAGTGCACTGGATACAGAATTTTCCATTGGTGGTACTGAACTGCTGCTGTTTAAGCAGATGGGCAAAGCCACGGTGGATGGCATCCAGCTGCGCTTTACCGGCTCTATCCAGCGTGACGATACCGGGGAAGTGCAGGCTGTGGAGCTTGTGGTGCGTGGACGTCACAAAGAAGTGGATTCCGGCGAGTGGAAGACGGGCGAAAGCAACACCACCAAAGTGACCAGTACCAACAGCTACGCGAAGCTGACCATCAATGGTGAGGTGCTCTATGAAGTGGACCTTATCAACATGGTGGAAATTGTGGACGGTGTAGACCTGATGGAAGCGCACCGCAACGCCCTCGGCCTCTGATCTATCTGAACGGCGCGGGATACCGCGCCAGAACCCAATTTACAGGACAACAAAATGAGCGATAAGCAGACTGAAAAGACCATTCAACTGGATACCCCTATCAAGCGCGGTAAAACAGAAATTACCGAAATTGTGCTGCGTAAACCGCAGTCCGGTGCGCTGCGCGGTACACGCCTGCAGGCCATTATGGATATGGATGTGAACGCGATGATGACCGTGATCCCCCGCATCTCCAGTCCGGTACTGACTGCACAGGAAATTGCAGAGATGGACCCGGCAGATCTCACTGCCATGTCGGTTGAGGTTGTCACTTTTTTGTTGAAGAAGTCGGTGCTTGCCGGTTTACCGACAGCCTGACGGTTGACGATCTGGTGGCAGATATCGCCACCATTTTTCACTGGCCGCCATCCGTTACTGACGTTATGCCGCTGACCGAAGTGCTGGAATGGCGGTATAAAGCGATTCAGAGAAGCGGGGCCAACGATGAGTAATAATAACCTGCGGCTGCAGGTCATTCTTAATGCGGTTGACAAACTCACCCGCCCATTCCGTGCTGCACAGGCCAGTTCGAAAGAGCTGGCTGGCGCAATCAGAAACTCCCGTGACGCATTAAAGCAACTCAATCAGGCGGGTAACAGCCTGGAAAAATTTCGCAAGCTGCAGGCCGATAACAAGAAGTTAGGCGACAGGCTGAACTATGCCAGACAGAAGGCTAATTTGCTTAGCTCTGAGCTGGAGGCGATGGAACAACCATCACAACGGCACCTTGTGGCTTTAGGTCGGCAAACGCTGGCAGTCCAACGCCTGGAAGAACAACAAAAATATTTGCAGAAGCAAACGGCGCTTGTGCGTGCAGAACTGTACCGGGCGGGAATTTCTGCGAAAGATGATGCGGGAGCAACTGCCCGTTTAGCCCGTGAAACATCACGTTATAACCAGGAATTGTCGAAACAGGAGGCGCGGCTGAAGCGACTGGGTGAAGCTCAGCGCAGGATGAATGCGGCGCGTGCCAGTTATGCCCGTTCGCTGGAGGTGCGCGATCGTATTGCAGGAGCCGGAGCCACTACCACGGCTGCAGGGCTGGCAATGGGGACGCCAGTGATGGCGGCAGTAAAAAGCTATACCAGCATGGAAGATGCCATGAAAGGTGTGGCAAAGCAGGTCAATGGTCTGCGTGACGATAATGGAAACCGTACTGCACGTTTTTATGAAATGCAGGATGCCATCAAGGCTGCCAGCGAACAGCTGCCGATGGAAAACGGTGCGGTGGACTTCGCCGCACTGGTTGAAGGTGGGGCGCGCATGAACGTCGCAAACCCTGACGACAGCTGGGAAGACCAGAAACGTGACCTGCTGGCCTTCGCCAGCACAGCAGCAAAGGCGGCAACAGCCTTTGAGCTGCCAGCGGATGAACTGTCAGAAAGTCTGGGGAAAATCGCTCAGCTCTACAAAATCCCTACCCGCAATATTGAACAGCTCGGTGATGCGCTGAACTATCTGGATGATAACGCCATGTCGAAAGGGGCGGACATCATTGATGTGATGCAACGCCTGGGCGGTGTGGCTGACCGTCTGGATTATCGTAAAGCGGCGGCGCTGGGTTCCACCTTCCTGACACTGGGCGCTGCGCCGGAGGTTGCAGCCAGTGCAGCAAACGCGATGGTGCGTGAATTGTCCATTGCCACCATGCAGAGCAAGAGTTTCTTTGAAGGGATGAATCTGCTGAAACTCAATCCTGAAGTGATTGAAAAGCAGATGACGAAGGATGCGATGGGAACTATCCAGCGTGTGCTGGAGAAGGTGAACGCACTGCCGCAGGACAAGCGTCTGTCTGCCATGACTATGTTGTTTGGTAAAGAGTTTGGCGATGACGCGGCGAAACTGGCAAACAACCTGCCGGAACTACAGCGCCAGCTAAAACTGACAGCGGGCAATGATGCGCTCGGCTCCATGCAGAAAGAATCCGACATTAACAAGGATTCACTTTCTGCGCAGTGGTTGCTGGTCAAAACCACTGCACAGAATACCTTCAGCAGCCTGGGCGAAACGCTGCGCCAGCCGCTGATGGATATTCTGTACACGGTGAAAAGCATCACGGGGGCGTTGCGCCGCTGGGTGGAAGCTAACCCGGAACTGATAGGCACACTGATGAAAGTAGCGGCTGTTGTGGCTGCGGTTACCCTAGGCCTCGGCACCTTAGCGGTGGCGCTGGCTGCAGTGCTGGGGCCGCTGGCAGTCATCCGTCTGGGATTCTCTGTGCTGGGTATCAAAACGTTACCTTCCGTTACGGCAGCAGTAACACGAACCAGCAGCGCGTTGTCCTGGTTAGCTGGCACTCCACTGGCACTGCTGCGACGCGGGCTTGCTTCATCGGGCAACGCAGCGGGTTTACTTACTGCGCCGTTGTCGTCTTTGCGCCGCACGGCATCACTGACGGGGAATGTCCTGAAAACTGTAGCAGGTGTGCCGGTTGCACTGTTGCGGTCTGGATTATCCGGTTTACGTGCTGTTGCTGTGATGTTTATGAATCCACTGGCAGCACTACGCGGTGGACTGGCTGCCGCAGGCGCGGTGCTGCGAGTACTGGCATCCGGTCCGCTGGCGATGCTGCGCGTTGCCCTGTATGCCATATCTGGTCTGTTAGGTGCTCTGCTCAGTCCGATAGGTCTTGTGGTTACTGCACTGGCGGGCGTGGCGCTGGTTGTCTGGAAATACTGGCAACCCATCACCGCATTTCTCGCTGGTGTGGTGGAAGGATTCAAAGCGGCGGCAGGTCCCATCAGTGCAGCATTCGAACCACTTAAGCCTGTGTTTCAGTGGATTGGCGACAAAGTACAGGCGCTGTGGGGCTGGTTTACTGATCTGCTGACGCCCGTTAAGTCGACCTCTGCCGAACTGCAGAGTGCAGCGGCAATGGGGCGGCGATTCGGAGAGGCACTGGCGGAAGGGCTGAATATGGTCATGCATCCGCTGGACTCCCTGAAATCCGGCGTTTCCTGGTTGCTGGAGAAACTCGGCATTGTCAGTAAAGAGGCTGCAAAAGCGAAACTGCCGGAAAGCGTGACGCGTCAGCAACCTGCGACGGTGAATGCAGACGGTAAAGTGATAATGCCATCGGGTGGTTTTCCGTCATGGGGATATGGCTTTGCGGGGATGTATGACAGCGGCGGGTATATCCCGCGCGGGCAGTTCGGCATTGTCGGTGAAAACGGGCCGGAAATTGTCAACGGTCCGGCAAACGTGACCAGCCGGAGAAATACCGCTGCACTGGCTGCGGTTGTCGCCGGAATGATGGGCGTTGCTGCCGCGCCAGCAGAGCTTCCACCGTTGCATCCTTTGGCACTTCCCGCGAAAGGCGGTGAAGCGATGGTGAGTCGCGCAGCTGCTGTGCCGCCCGTTCACCGGATTGAGGCACCGACGCAGATCATCATCCAGACGCAGCCAGGACAAAGTGCGCAGGATATTGCGCGGGAGGTGGCACGCCAGCTTGATGAACGTGAACGCAGGCTGAAGGCAAAAGCCAGGAGTAACTACAGCGATCAGGGGGGATACGACGCATGATGATGGTGCTGGGATTGTACGTGTTTATGCTGCGCACCGTACCGTATCAGGAGCTGCAGTATCAACGCAGCTGGCGACATGCGGCAAACAGTCGGGTAAATCGTCGTCCGTCCACGCAGTTTCTGGGACCGGACAACGACATGCTGACGCTTTCTGGTGTTCTTATGCCGGAGATAACAGGCGGCAGGCTGTCGTTGCTGGCACTGGAGCAGATGGCAGAACAGGGGAAAGCATGGCCCCTGATTGAAGGCAGCGGCACGATTTATGGCATGTATGTGATTGAGGGACTGAATCAGACTAAAACGGAGTTTTTCCGCGATGGTATGCCGCGCCGGATTGAGTTCACCCTGTCGCTCAAACGGGTGGATGAATCCCTGTCCGATATGTTCGGTGATCTCAGTACGCAACTGAATAATCTGCAGGACACGGCAACATCTGCCTTAAGTGATATCAGTAAAACGGTGGGAGGGCTGCTGTCGTGAATTTCAGCTCTGAACTGCTTAACAAAGGCAACAAAACTCCCGCATTCAGCATCAGTATTGAGGGCAGGGATATCACTACTGTGCTGGATAACCGTCTGATGAGTCTGACGTTGACGGACAATCGGGGCTTTGACGCGGACCAGCTTGATCTGGAGCTGGACGACGCCGACGGAAAAATCGTGCTGCCGCGCCGTGGTGCGGTCATTACGCTGGCGCTGGGCTGGAAGGGGCAGCCGCTTTTCCCGAAAGGGACATTCACGGTGGACGAGATTGAACACACTGGCGCACCGGACCGCCTGACTATCCGGGCGCGAAGTGCTGATTTTCGGGAAGCGCTGAATACCCGCCGTGAAAAATCGTGGCATAAGACCACCGTCGGGGAAGTGGTGAAGGAAATAGCCGCGCGGCACAAGCTGAAGATGGCACTGGGTAAAGACCTGTCGGATAAGCCCGTGGAGCATATAGACCAGACTAATGAGAGTGACGGCAGTTTTCTGATGCGGCTGGCGCGACAGTACGGTGCCATCGCGTCGGTGAAAAATGGCAATCTGTTATTCATCCGGCAGGGGCAGGGCAAAAGCGCCACTGGTAAACCTCTGCCAGTGATCACTATCACACGCAAGGACGGCGACAGTCACCGATTTACCCTGGCAGATCGCGGAGCCTACACGGGCGTAATTGCCAGCTGGTTGCATACCCGCGAACCTGCGAAGAAAGAAAGCACCACGGTGAAGCGTAAGCGCAGAACTAAGAAGCAGAAGAAAGAGCCAGAAGCGAAGCAGGGCGATTACCTGGTGGGTACGGATGAAAACGTGCTGGTACTTAATCGCACTTATGCCAACCGGAGCAACGCCGAACGAGCGGCGAAAATGCAGTGGGAACGCCTGCAACGCGGCGTTGCGTCATTTTCGCTACAACTGGCAGAAGGGCGGGCAGATCTCTACACGGAAATGCCTGTGAAGGTCAGTGGTTTTAAACAGCCGATAGATGATGCGGAATGGACCATTACGACTCTGACGCATACCGTCAGCCCGGATAACGGTTTTACGACCAGTCTGGAGCTTGAAGTGAGGATTGATGATTTCGAAATGGAATGATTCTTCGCAATGGAGAACTTTTAAGTTTGCAAAATGGAATAATGCGGTATCATTATTGTGAATTTAGCAAAAATGGGGAGAACTCGAAAAATGATGATTTGCCCACTGTGTGGAAGTGCCGCCCATACTCGCAGCAGTTTTCAGGTATCTTCATTGACCAAAGAGCGTTACAACCAGTGCCAGAACATTAACTGCAGCCATACTTTTGTTACCCATGAAACTTTTGTTCGTTCGATTGCAACGCCAAAAGAGTCAAATCCGGTTCAGCCGCATCCAATGAAATCAGGACAGGTGGCGCTCTCTCTTTGACGCTGCCGCCATTTTGTCGCCATCGTTAAAAAACAGTGCTTCTAACATCATGATTTTAAACAGCTTAAATTTCAGGCAACAAAAAACCCATCAACCTTGAACCGAAATGGCGGGGTTGATGGGCTCCACAAAATGGGGACATCAAAGAAAAGCAGTGGCACTAATTAAGACTGATGCCCCGAGGAAAAGTTCTGCGGTTGTACAAAAAAATTTCATTTTTGGGGCAACTTCAGTTTTATCCGAGTCCTGGCCATACCATTACGATGATTGTCCCTGCCAGCGTCAGCAGTACGTTAGCTATTGCATAAGTGCCCGCATAACCTAAGGCCGGGATGTTGCTGCGCGCAGTGTCGCTGATGATCTCCATTGCCGGAGCACAAGTACGTGCGCCCATCATTGCACCGAATAACAGCGCGCGGTTCATGCGCAGCACATAAGCGCCAAACAGGAAGCAAATAACAACGGGCACCAGGCTGACAATTAACCCGGCAATCAACATCTGACCGCCAATCGCACCCAGGCCGTTATTGATGCCACTACCGGCGCTTAAACCCACGCCCGCCATAAATACCATCAAACCGAACTCTTTCACCATGCTTAACGCGCCCTGGGGAATATAGCCGAAGGTCGGGTGGTTCGCTCGCATAAAGCCCAGCATAATACCAGCGAATAACAATCCGGCGGCGTTACCCATGCCGAAGCTGAATGTGCTGAACTGGAAGGTGATCATCCCGATCATCAGACCGATGACAAAGAACGCGCAGAATGCCAGTAGATCGGTAACCTGGCTGTGAATCGAGATAAAGCCGATGCGATCGGCGATGGTTTTCACGCGACGGGCATCGCCGCTCACCTGCAATACATCGCCTTTATTAAGCACCACGTTATCGTCGATCGGCATTTCGATCTGGCTGCGGATGACGCGGTTAAGGAAACAACCGTGATCGGTCAGCTTCAGTTGTGCCAGGCGTTTACCGACAGCGTTATGGTTTTTGACGACCACCTCTTCAGTGACGATACGCATGTCGAGAAGATCTCGATCAAAAACTTCTTTACCGTTACGGAAGCTGGGATCGAGTCGGGCGTGGGCGTCGGGATATCCTACCAACGCTATTTCATCGCCCATCTGTAGCACGGCGTCACCATCCGGATTTGCCAGAATCCCGTTACGACGAATACGTTCAATGTAGCAACCGGTTTGTCGATAAATACCCAGTTCGCGCAAGTTTTTGCCATCGGCCCAGGCGACCAGTTCCGGCCCGACGCGGTAGGCGCGAATGACCGGCAGATAGACTTTACGGCTGGCGTCGGTATCCAGACCCCGTTCACGAGCGATTTGTTGGGCGCTGGTTTGTAAGTCCTGATGCTGCAACTTAGGCAAGTAACGCGCACCGACAATCAAACTCACCAGGCCAATCAAATAGGTTAATGCATACCCGAGGCTTAAATTATCCAGTGCCGCAGAGAGCTGCCCGCTTTCTATTCCTGAGTGGCGTAAGGTATCGCCCGCACCAACCAAAACCGGTGTTGATGTCATTGAACCAGCCAACATACCGGCCGTCAGGCCGATGTCCCAGCCAAACAACTTACCCAGTCCTAAGGCGATCAGCAGTGCACTACCGACCATTACCAGGGCTAACATTAGGTAATTTTTCCCATCGCGGAAAAAAATGGAAAAAAAGTTGGGTCCGGCTTCGACCCCGACGCAGAAAATAAACAGCATAAAGCCAAGATTAAGCGCGTCGGTGTTAATACTGAAATGTTGTTGACCTAATAACAGTGATACGACTAAAACGCCAATGGAATTACCCAGTTGGATTGAACCAAGTCGTAATTTTCCGAGACATAGTCCAAGCGCGAGGACCACGAATAATAACAGAATGTAATTCCCATTTAACAATTCGGCGACGTTTATATTCACGGAGACTAACTTCTTGTTTACGAGTAAGCTGTTGAAAGAAATGGTAATTTAAGATAATGTTTTTACCTGAATTCAGAGCGCAGATTCATTCAGCGCACTTAATCAATAGTAAAGTAACAATATATTTTACTAGTGTAATCACATTAGATACCAACGGCTATAAGAATTGTGTTGGCCTATATTAGCATGGAATGCGAAGCGGCTTTATCTTACTGAGCGCCACACCGGCGAAAAATGTGTTCGATAGAGGCAGTGTCAGGAGGAACATGTGAAACATAAACAACATTGGGCGGGGGCAATTTGCTGTTTTGTCCTCTTTATTGTGGTGTGCCTTTTTCTGGCGACACATATGAAGGGAGCTTTTCGGGCTGCCGGGCACCCTGAAATCGGCTTACTGTTTTTCATTCTTCCTGGGGCTGTAGCCAGCTTTTTTTCGCGGCGTAGAGAAGTCCTTAAACCACTGTTTGGCGCAATGCTGGCAGCACCGTGTTCTATGTTAATTATGCGTCTGTTTTTTTCACCATCACGCTCATTCTGGCAGGAGCTGGCGTGGTTGTTGAGTGCCGTCTTCTGGTGTGCGCTGGGCGCATTATGTTTTTTGTTTATCAGTAGCTTGTTCAGGCCGCAACACAGAAAAAATCAATAAAGCCCTCAAACAGAGAGGGCTTATCCGGTAATCAGGCGTCAAGATTCTCTTTCACCCAGGCAGCAAAATCGGTATAGCCACCGATGTGTTGCTGATCGACAAAAATCTGCGGTACGGTTTCTACCGGCTTGCCAGCTTTCTGTTGCAGATCCTCTTTAGTGATCCCTTCAGTACGAATATCCACATACTGATAGTGAAAATCATCGTGTTCATTACTTAACTTTTCTGCCAAATCTTTGGCACGCACGCAGTAAGGGCAACCCGGACGACCGAAAATAACGGTTTGCAT